TTGGCCAATCTGCTGCGCCTAATATTCGTTTTCTAGCCGCCAACAGTTCAGTAAACGCTCAAACAATTACTATGACAGCATTGACTGCCAACGATGGCACATTAATGTTTAGTGGTAACTCAGGTAATTTATTCTCAATTTCAAGTGCTGTAGGTATTAATGGTAATGTTTTAACTGTTGTAGGTTCCACAAACATTACAGGCAATTTATATTCAAGCAACGTATACATTACAGGTACAGGTAATGGTATTACCTTTGCTGATGGTACCGTTCAGACAACCGCCGGTTCCTCTGTAGCTAACACCGTATATTTACAAGGTGGTCTTAATACAGCCAACGCTAATACAGTATACTTGCAAGCGGTCAACAATGCTCAGAATGCTAACATTATTTCTGTGCAAACTTTGGCGAACACAGACTATACAACACTAACAGCATCCGCTGGAGTATACGGTAATTCAACATTTGTTCCTGTTGTAACACTAGCTGCTAATGGTCGTATCACATCCATAACCAACACCGCAATCACTGTTGCGCCAACCACAGCGTTCTCCAGAGTTATTATTTCTGGTCAACCAGATGCTATTGCTAATATTGCTAATTCACCATTAACTCTTGTTGCTGGTTCTGGTATGACAATTACCACAGTAGGTACAAGTAACACAATAACATTTGCTACGACTGGTGGGTTCTCTGGTGGTACAATTACAAATCAGTTAATAGTTGCAAACTCAACACCATCAATATCAAATGGTACTGGTGCTTTAATCGTACAAGGTGGTGTTGGTGTTTCTGGTAATGTGTATATTGGTGCTAGCGGCGTTTTAGGTTTTGCTAATGCAGCAAGTATTAGTGTTGTATATCAGGTTTATAATGCAGCTAACAATAGTTTAGATACAATTTTTGGATGATGAATAATGGCTAATTATTATTGGGTTGGTGATAGTGGTACAGGAACCGGAATATTTAATTCAACCAATGGTAATAGATGTTGGGCGGCAAACACCGGTGGCCTTGCCAACTATTATAGTATTAGTTCTGCTGACAACGCATTTATAGATGCCAATTCAGGCATTGGAATTATAACAATTGGATCTAGCGCATTATGTTCAACCTTGACTTTGACAGGATACAAAGGAACATTAGCATTTGGTAGTACAAGTAATGTTTACATTAGTCAAACTGGAGGAGGCGTTTTTGTTGGTGCAAGCACATATACTGTCACGGGCAATAATAATGCAAGGATTATTTTAACTGCTAATACTGGTTCCTCACGAACAATTAGTGCTGGCACTGGTGTAACAGAAGCAAATTCAATAAGTTTTATTGTCACACAAGGTAATAATCAAATCAATTTGACCGGAACTTGTAGAAATTTTACTACTAGTGGAACATTTTCAGGTTCATGGACAAACAGTTTAAGTCTCACAATATATGGTGATGTAACACTTAAACCAGGTATGAGTACTGGTGGTGGCACCTTAGCAAAAGTTTTTGCTGCTACAAGTGGAACACAAACTATAACAACTAATGGAACTATTATTGCTAGTCCATTGACATTTTCTGGAAATGCTACTTATAGATTATTAGATAATTTAAATGCAGGAACCGCCGCAACAAGACCAATTACATTAAACAGCGGTACATTGGACTTAAATGGATTTACATTAACTGTTAATGCTAGTAATTTTGTTACAGGAACAAGTAATACAAAAAATATAACATTTAATGGTGGAACATTATTACTTACTAGTAATAACACAACAACATTTAACAATGCCAATTCAACAGGATTTACCACAACAGCGGGTACAGGAACAGGAACAATCTCATTAACAGCAAACACAGGTTCTAAAACTTTTATTGGTGGAGGATCTGTTTATAATTGTACTATAAATCAAGGTGGTACAGCTAATTTGATTATTTCTGGTAATAACACTTTTAATAATATTACAAACACAGTTCAACCAGCAAATGTATTTTTTGAAGCTGGAACAACAAACACATTTAATAATTTTAATCTTTTAGGAACTGCTGGTAATTTAATTACAGTCAGTTCAAATACCGCTTCTACTCACACTTTATCTAAATCAAGTGGTACTGTGAACGCAGACTATTTATCTATTAGTTATTCAAATGCCACAGGCGGTGCTGCTTGGTACGCAGGCACAAACTCAATCAATCTTGGCAACAATATTGGGTGGAATTTTGCTGCAATTCTTGCTTTATTGGCGGCAGAACGTATAAGAGGTGGTGTTAAAATTACTAAAAATGGAGTTTTAAAAACATCCACCTATTTTGATGAAGTGACTTTAGGTTTAGGAAATGATTCTAGTGGTTATCAAGTTGCCAATACTTTAGACGAAATAACAACGTTAACATATAATGGTATTCCAGTAGCTAGACGAATATCATCCAATGGAGTTTTAAGTGTTTCTGGTTATTTTGATGAAGTCAATTATTAAACATAACTGGAATTTAATTATAAATACATTATAAATCTTAAAAGAAAAAATGGCATTACTAAAAAGTAACACAATCATATATGGAACAGCCAATATACAGGGACAATTAACTGTAGGCGCAGTATCGTCTAATGCATCCATCAATACAGCCACTGGTTCTTTAATAGTTGTTGGTGGTGCTGGTATTTCTGGTAATGTATATGCTGGTAATATTATATCATCATCAACAATTGGTGTTGGTGGTGCTACGCCTTCTACAAGCGGTTCTGGTATTACTTTCCCCGCAACCCAATCAGCATCATCTGACGCAAACACATTGGATGATTACGAGGAAGGGACTTGGACACCTATTGATTCAAGTGGTAGTGGTTTAACATTTACTGGTGTTAGTGCGTACTATACAAAAATAGGTGATATGGTATTTGCTACTTTTGCTTTAACATTTCCCGGTTCATCAGGTTCTGCTCTTAATGTAATTGGTGGATTGCCTTTTACATCTACAACTGGTAACGGTATGAACGCATTTAATGTTTCATACACTTCTTACTCACCCGGATTAATGGCCCCAATAGACGCTAGCGCAACAACTTTTACTTTGTATGACACAACTACTACTAATGCAATAAATAATACTGCGTTGCTTAGTAAAGCGATTCGTGGCACTTGCATTTATAAGGTTGCTTAACTAAGGAAAAATCATGGCACTCACAGAAACAAAAATCATTGACCAAATTACAGTCACCGAAAACGGCATAGTCTTGTATCGGGAAGCAACACGCATCCTAAAAGATGGTGAGCAGATAGCACAAACATTTCATCGTACAAGTCTGACACCAGCACAAGACTTAACAGGTCAACCAGCCAATGTAGTGGCAATATGTAACGCTGCATGGACCGCAGGAGTTATAGCCGCATACCAAGCACAAGTAGCCGCACAACAATTATAAGATGAAATACAATCAACAGCGGCCTTGGTCGCTGTTTTTTCTTTCCATGTAAAGCATAAATATACCGATAATAGGAGGTTATTATGCCGGCTGTAACAAGTAGAGCAACTTTAAAAGATTATTGCCTTAGAAGATTAGGCTTTCCAGTCATCGAAATTAACGTTGACGATGACCAATTAGAAGATAGAATCGATGATGCCATTCAGTATTGGCAAGACTACCATTTTGATGGTCTACAAAAAATATATTATATCAAAAAAACTACTTCTACCGATGTCAATAACAAATACTTAGATTTATCTAATGTACTTGATTCTGCCAATGTACCATTAGACATTGTTGGTGTCACCAGAATATTTCCAGTCCAAGATTCACAGGCAACTATTAATATGTTTGATCTGAGATATCAACTGCGTCTAAACGAACTCTACGACTTTACCTCCGCATCATACGTTAACTATACCTTGACTCAACAGCACCTACGTTCTCTGGAGTTAATGTTCTCTGGAGAGGTTCCTATTCGTTTTAACCGTCACATGAAAAAGTTGTTTATTGATTGGGCTTGGGGAGCATCCGAAGCACCAGCTGGTACTGTGGTAATTGCCGAATGTTATGCCTGTATTGATGCCACAGCATATAGCCGAGTTTGGAATGACCGTTGGGTTAAAGAGTATACCACAGCACTATTCAAAAGAAGTTGGGCTAACAACATTAAGAAATTTAATGGTCTACAGTTGCCAGGTGGAGTAACTTTAAATGGTGATAAAATTTACCAAGAAGCGGTAGATGAAATCGATAAATTAGAACAACAAATGGAAACCCAATACGGAGCACCATTAGAATTCCTAATGAACTAAGATGAAACATAAACACCATATTAGGATAATATAAATGTGCGCCACATCCGTGTATTTTAACAACTACAACTCTAATGCCGAGCAAAGAGTAATAGAGGATATCATCGTGGAATCTATGAAGATTATGGGATTTGATTCCTTTTATCTTCCTAATGATAATGATATTGCTCGTGACTTATTGTATGGTGAAGACCCCGTTAAGAAATTTCAGAGTGCTTTTCCATTAGAGATGTATCTTTCTTCTGACCCATTAGATTACCTAGGTCAACAAGAGTTTTTCTCCAAGTTTGGACTTGAAATCAAAGACGTTGTTAAAGTTATGGTGTCCAGACGTTCATTCCAACAAAGAGTACCACAAAATACTTTCAATCGGCCACGTGAGGGTGATTTAGTTTATATACCTTTCTTAAATGGTACTGGTGAATTGTATGAGATTACATTTACAGAACAAGCCAAAGATATGCATATGTTAGGTAGAAAACAACCTTACTTCTATGAACTTAGATTGGAGAAATTTAAGTACTCACAAGAATTTATCAATACTGGTAATGAAGATATTGACCATGTTGTTAATGATTCTGCTTATCAAATTATATTGAATACAAATGCTGGTAATGCTGGTAATTATCAGACACATGAAATCGTTTATCAATCGGCAGACACCACACAAGCAAACGCCACGGCAGTCGCTTTGGTTCAAACATGGTCTGCGGCAAACAACGAATTGAAAGTCAGTAACATTGCTGGAACATTTACCAATAATGTTGTTATCATTGGCGCTTCAAGTAATGCACAACACACATTGATTACTTATGACCCGTTATTAGACAATGCATTCAATGAAACATACAGTAATAAACTTTTGGAGACCGAAAGTAATACAATTCTCGACCTCTCAGAGACTAATCCTTTTGGTACCATATAATGTCTGATACAACATACAATAGAATTATACGTAAACTCGTTGTTGGATTTGGTAATCTCTTTAAAGATATTACTTTAGTTCGATACAATCCAGACCTATCTGAGGCCGAAAGACTTCTTGTACCTATCGTATATGCAACAAAAGAATTGTATGTAAAACGTTTAGAAGATGATCCAGACTTGAGTAAGAAAATTCAAACAACATTACCAAGAATGTCTTTTGAAATGTCTGGTCTTGCATACGATGCATCAAGGAAACAAAACACCAACTTTAAACAGTTTGCCAAAACAACTGGTGGTGTAGTGGCACAATATAATCCTGTTCCATATAATTTTGATTTCAACCTATACATCTATGTACGTAACATAGAAGATGGTACACAAATCATTGAACATATTCTTCCTTATTTTACACCAGACTATACTATCAAACTGAATTTAATTCCTGAGATGGGAATCACTAGAGAGATACCAATTATTTTAAATTCATCTACATCCGATATTGTCTATGAAGGTGATAGAGATTCCGAAACACGTATGATTATTTGGACTTTGAACTTTACAGTCAAAGGATTTATATTTGGTAAGATAACAGAAACTGGTCTAATCAAAACATCTATTACAAATATTCTAAGTACAATTACACCAGAAGATACTGTTGTGTTTAATATGGCAACACCAGGAATAGGTAAGTATCAAGCTGGTGAAACTGTATATCAAGGTTATTCTGCTGGCCAAGCAACAGCAACAGGTAAAGTTACTGTATGGACAAACAATACATTACATCTAACAAATGTCAGTGGCAATTTTACTGCAGCACTTCCTATTTGGGGTTACATATCAAACGCCAACTATAACTTCACTGGTTATAATGTTGTATCGCAACAACCAGTTAAACTATCTAAGATTATTGTTGTGCCTAATCCAACTACGGCCAACTCCAATGGTCCTTATACATATACAACTACGATAACAGAGTTTCCTAAAATAACAGGATAATCGGTAAGACTATATACTATTATGAATAATTTTGAAAAATCAATTGCAGAAGTTTTTGACGTAACTCCTACAACTCCTATAACTATTGAGACAAAGAAAAAAGAAACTTTGCCGGCAGTTAACAATGAGAAAGAACAAGAGTTACAACAAGACTTAACAGATGCCTATGCACAATCTAAAGAAAACCTACAAGGTATTATTGACCAAGGTAAAGAAGCCATGGGAGAAATCTTAGAGATTGCAAAAGCAGGCCAGCATCCTCGTGCGTTCGAGGTTTATGGTACACTACTTAAAAACATGGTAGATGCCAACAAAGAACTTCTAACTATACAGAAACAAATACGTGAACTAGAAGGTATCAAAAAAGAATCTGCTGGTACCAACATTGACAAAGCCATTTTTATAGGTTCAACATCAGAACTTTCAAAACTTCTAAAGAATAAGAATGGCTAAGTTAAATAAAGAATCCTATCGTGACAACCCCCTACTGAAACGGGTAGGTGTACAGGTTAAATTTACTGAAGAACAGGTAGAAGAATACATCAAGTGTTCTAAAGACCCAATCTACTTTGCAAAATACATTAAGATTATTACACTAGATGATGGTGTTGTACCATTTAAAATGTATGACTTCCAAGAGGAGATGATTAAAACGTTTTATAATAATCGTTTTACAATTATGAAATGTCCTCGTCAGGTTGGTAAAACTACCACAACTGTAGCGTTTCTTCTTTGGACTATTCTATTTCAAGATTCACAATCGATTGCCGTTCTTGCCAACCGTGGTGAGACTGCACGTGGTATTCTAGGTAAACTCCAGTTGGCCTATGAGAATCTTCCAATGTGGTTACAGCAAGGTGTCGTTGAATGGAACAAAGGTCGTGTAGAACTTGAGAATGGTTCTGTTATCATTGCTTCTTCTACATCAGGTTCAGCAGCTCGTTCTGGTTCGTTTAACATTGTATTCTTGGATGAGTTTGCTTTCGTTCCAGGAAACATTGCCACAGAATTCTTTACCTCAGTCTATCCTGTGATTACTGCTGGTACGAAAACAAAGATTATTATTGTATCTACGCCTAATGGTATGAATCTTTTCTATAAGATTTGGACGGATGCAGTCAACAAGAACAATAACTATACACCATTTGAGGTTCATTGGTCTATGGTTCCAGGTCGTGATGAGGCTTGGAAAGAAGAAACAATTCGTAACACATCTGAATACCAGTTCAGACAAGAGTTTGAAACCGAGTTTTTGGGTTCTTCCAACACGTTGATTTCTGGTAAGAAACTACAAGAGTTAGTATATCAGACACCGTTGGCAGAACATGATATGTTGAAGATATACGAATATCCTATCAAAGGCGATGATGAAACGACCAAGGACCACTTATACGCCATCTGGGTTGACGTTTCAGAAGGTCGTAACTTAGACTGTTCAGCCTTCTCAGTTATAGATATTTCTACCACCCCATACAAACAGGTGGCTACGTATAAGAGTTCTTCTATATCACCAATGTTATTTCCAACATTAATATATAATGCGGCACGACAATACAACGATGCCTATATTCTTGTTGAGATTAATATGAATCCTACGGTGGCAGACATTATCCACCAAGACCTTGAGTATGAAAACCTGTTTAAGATATTTACAGGTAATAAGAAACCACAACAACTATCATCTGGATTTGGTCGTGGTGTACAGATGGGTCTCAAAATGTCTGTTGCCGTTAAAAGAATTGGCTGTTCCAACCTAAAAACATTGGTTGAAAATAATAAATTAATTATTAATGACTTTGACACGATTTCAGAGCTAACAACTTTCGTGGCAGATAAGACCTCGTTCAAGGCAGATGACGGACATAATGATGATATGGTGATGGGTCTTGTTATGTTTGCTTGGGCTACAGGTCAGAAGTATTTCAAAGACATTGTGAACCATGATATCCGTAAACAAATCCAGTTAGAAAATATGAATCAGGTAGATGAAGAACTTTTACCTGCTCCAATTATCGAAACTGGACTTGAACGTGATTTCGAAATTATTGATGGTGATATATGGGAAGCAGCCAACGGTTCAGACATTTATTCTGGACTAATTAGAGATGCTATGAAAAATCTCTAAATACGACCTATCATAAATATCTTTATGGTATCTTAATTGCCAATATAACATCATATTCAAGGAGATAATAAAATGGCATTTCAAATCTCTCCAGGCGTAAATTATTCTGAGGTTGACTTAACAACAGTTGTTCCCTCAATTTTAACTACCGCTGGTGCAACTGCAGGACCTTTTATGTGGGGTCCAGTAAACAAAAGAATTCTAGTCGATTCTGAAATCACTTTAACAAATACATTTGGTAAACCAGATTCTAATTCGGCAGTGTCTTTCTTCACGGCTGCTTCTTTCTTAGCGTACGGTAACAATTTACAGGTTGTTAGAACAGCAAATAATACATCTTATAACGCTGACGGTAATACAGCATCCGTATTACAAATACAAAACGAAGATTCTTTCCAAGCATCATATTTGTTTAGTAATAATGCTAACGTGGCTGGGCCATTTATTGCTCGTTATCCAGGTGCTGTAGGTAACTCTTTAACTATTTCCATGGTTGATGCTAACACATATTCAACTACTTGGAATGTTAACTCAGTTGGTATTGCTTCTTACGTGACTGGTGCTCCAGGAACTTCAGCTCAAGCTACTGCAGCTGGTTCAGCAAACGATGAAGTTCATATTGTTGTCATGGATACTGGTGGTTTATTTACCGGTACAAAAAACACAGTATTGGAAGTATTCCCATTCTTGTCAAAAGGTTCCGATTCTAAAGATTCATTAGGCAACTCAAATTATTACAAGAATTATATTTTCAATAATTCTAAGTATATTTACGTAATTGATCCTCCACAGTATAGTACAACATCGGCTACTTGGGGACTACCACTAGCTAATACAACTTTTGCAAGCCTTTCAAGTGTACAGACAGTAACACTAACTGGTGGAACAGACCAGACTGTGACTGACGCAGACAAACAAACAGCTTACGGTTTATTTGCAAATCCGGATGAAGTTGATATTTCATTGATAATGACTGGTGACGCTTCAACTACTGTCCAACAATATGTAATTGATAGTGTGGCACTCATTCGTAAAGATTGTATTGCTTTCGTATCACCACCATCGTCAGCTGTTGTTAATAAATCTGGCCAAGAAACTACATTAATTGCTAGTTGGAATACATCTTTAAACCGTTCAACATCTTATGCTGTTGCTGATTCTGGTTGGAAGTATATGTTTGACAAATACAACAACGTCTATCGTTGGATTCCATTGAACGCCGACATTGCTGGTCTATGTGTATACACAGACTCAGTTCGTGACCCATGGTTCTCACCTGCCGGTTTCAACCGTGGCAATTTGAAGAACGTTGTTAAAGTGGCGTGGAATCCAAACAAGACTCAACGTGATACACTATATTCTTTGGCTATCAATCCAGTCGGAACATTCCCAGGAAACGGCACGGTATTAGCTGGAGATAAAACACTACAATCTAAACCATCTGCATTTGACCGTATTAATGTTCGTAGATTGTTTATTATCCTAGAAAAATCAATTGCGCAAGCTTCAAAGTATTCGTTGTTTGAATTTAACGATGAAACTACAAGAGCGCAGTTTGTTGGTTTGGTAACACCATTCCTCAGAGATATTCAAGGTCGCCGTGGTATCTATGACTTCCGTGTTGTTTGTGATACCACAAATAATACACAACAGGTCATTGATTCTAATCAGTTTGTTGGAGATATCTACATCAAACCTGCTCGTTCAATCAACTTCATTCAGTTGAATTTCGTAGCAGTAAGAACTGGTGTTGACTTCACAACAATCGTTGGACAATTCTAATAAATATACAACGATATAGGAGAAAACAATGGCATTCAACGTAGCAGAATTTAGAGCGAATATGATTGGTGACGGTGCTCGTCCCAATCTATTTCAAGTAACTTTAAACTTCCCAACAATCGCAGCAAATGGTGTAACAGCAGGACAGAAAGCCACATTTTTGGCTAAGTCAGCACAACTACCGGGTTCAACAATTGGTACTGTTCCTCTTTATTATTTTGGACGTGAATTGAAATTTGCAGGTAACAGAACCTTTACTGACTGGACACTACAAATTATTAATGACGAAGATTTCACAATTCGTAGGTCAATTGAATCTTGGATGAACGGAATTAACAGTCATGGTGGTAATCTCCGTGCAGCTGGTGCTAAGGCTCCAACAGGTTATACTGTTGATGCTCAAGTAACACAGTACGGCAAAACTGGTGACCAGTTAAAGACCTATAACTTTGTTGGACTTTACCCATTAGATTTGGCACCAATCGATTTAGATTGGGGTTCAAATGACACTATTGAAGAATATGCAGTAACATTTGCTTATCAATGGTGGGAAACAGACACAACAACTTAATATACTTTATTTTACAGAGAGGGCTTTGGTCCTCTCTATTATGATTTTTTGAATTGGATTAAAAAATATGGCCGCTAATAAATTTTCTCTATTTGGCTTCACGATTGCTAGAAACAAGCAGGAAGATTCTGCTGAAGTCCAGCAGTCTTTTACGCCTCCTGCTAATGAAGATGGCGCATTAACGATTACGTCTGCTGCTTACTATGGTACATATGTTGACCTAGATGGTACGGCAAAGAATGATGTAGAACTAATCTCTCGATATCGTGAAATGTCAATGCAACCAGAAATTGAGTCTGCTATTGATGATATCGTAGGCGAAGCTATTTGCCAAGACGATGACGGTAAAATTATTCAAATTGTTTTAGATAATCTTAAACAGCCAGAAAAAATTAAGAATGCCATCAAGGCTGAGTTTGAAACGGTAATGCGTTTACTCAACTACAAGAATATGGCACAAGATATTTTCCGTAGGTACTATGTAGATGGTAGATTGTACTACCATGTTATCGTAGACCAAACTAAACCTATGGAAGGTATTAAAGAACTCCGTTATGTAGACCCAAGAAAACTACGCAAGATTCGGGAAATGAAAAAGACCAAAGATGAGCGTACTGGTGTAGAGATAATGAAAGTAATCAATGAATACTATTTGTTCAATGATAAAGTCACTACTGGTTCTTCTTCTAATTTCGGTCCCGTTGGTGTTCGAATTACTACCGATTCCATTATTGCTGTTGTTTCCGGTCTTATGGATTCTAGGCGTGCTGTAGTACTCTCGTATATACATAAGGCAATTAAGCCACTCAATCAATTGAGAATGATTGAAGATGCTACAGTTATCTATCGTATATCTAGAGCACCTGAAAGACGTATATTCTATATTGACGTTGGTAACTTACCAAAATTAAAAGCAGAACAATATCTCCGTGATATTATGGTCAAGTATAAGAACAAGTTGGTATATGATGCCAATACAGGTGAAGTAAGAGATGACCGTAAGTTCTTATCTATGATGGAAGACTTTTGGTTACCACGTAGAGAAGGTGGTAAAGGCACAGAAATTACCACACTTCCAGGTGGACAAAACTTAGGTGAGTTGGAAGATGTTAAGTACTTTGAAAAGAAATTATATAAGGCACTCAACGTTCCTGTTTCTCGTTTGAATCCTGAAACATCTGGATTCTCTCTTGGTAGAACAAATGAAATTACCCGTGACGAATTAAAGTTTGCCAAGTTTGTTGACCGTTTACGTAATCGTTTTACAGACCTTTTTGAACAAGCACTTAGAGTTCAATGTGTATTAAAAGGTATCTGTACCAACGAAGAATATGACGATTTTAAAAACTTCATTCACTACGACTTCATTAAAGATAATAACTTTAGTGAACTCAAAGATGCCGAACTGATGACGAACCGTTTACAGTTATTGGCATCTGTTGACCCATACACAGGTCGGTACTTCTCACAATCTTGGATTCAAAGAAATGTTCTACGTTTGAACGATGACGAAATCAGCATAATGCAGAAAGAGATTGACAAAGAGAAAGAAGAAGGACTTGGATTGCCAGTTGGTGTTACTAATGATATAGCACAACAACAAATGTTATCACAAGTGCCTGCACAACCTATGAATCCTGTTGACCAGGATCACCAAGTTAATATGGCAAAACAACAACAAAAGCAAACTAAAGAAGAAACTAGTGGTGCTACATTGTTAAAACTGAAACAAATATTATAAATATCTTGATTGGAGAATAAAATGACAGAATATAATAGACAAATTATCGATTACGCACAAGAAGATAATGGCGTTGAATTTCGCAATGCCTTATATGCTAGCATACACGATAAACTAACAGCACATATTGATGCTAAGAAACAAGAAATTGCTCAAAACTTAATCTCTCCTGAAGTAGAAGATAATAGTGAGCAAGAAGAACAGCAAGATACAGAAGCTGAAAACACTTAATAAATAGGACTTAAAAATGGCAATCGCAAATAGCATACAAACCTTAGTCGATACTAATTCTAGAACCGTTATTAAACGTATTGGTATTATTGATTCAGACGAAAATGAAACGGTCATTATTGAGCCATTGAAGTTGTTTGGTGCATTGAACGCCAACGGCCAATATTATCAAACAGGTAATACTACACCGGCTGGATTGGCCAACTCAGCGTTTACTATTTCTAGAGTTCTTGCTTCTGTAGATGCTGAAGTTGGACACTTACAACTAAAGTGGCAAGGTACAACAACATCACAAACTATCGTTGCAACTGGTGTAGGTATTTTTGATAGTAATCCTCAATACCAGTTTCCATCAATTGGAAACAATGCAATTGGTCCTACAGGTAACGTAACAATTAAAACTGTTGGTACGACAGCCAATGCCGCATATACAATTATTATTGAATTACATAAGAATAATGGTTACTACGACAAAGGTCAGTTGACTGACCCAGCAGCATTTAATTATGGTGCTTACGCTCTGAAGCCGTAATGAAAGATTTTGTTTCTAAACTTCTGGCCAATAAGCTGGTAGAAGCCAGAGAAATATTGGAAGAAAAATTAGATGAGTTAATCGAAGAAAGATTAACCGAAGAAAAGGCTAAGATAGCTTTGGAGATGTTTGACCTTGAAGAAGGTAACATCCAAAAGATGGGAAGAACCAAATTGGTTCGTGTGAGAATTAGAAAAGGTAAGGTACAAAGACGGTCAAAAGTATCTGCCGTTCCAGGTTATACAATGCGTGGCGGAAAAATGATTCGTATGTCATCTGCTGAACGTAGGAATCGTAAGATGGCTGCTAGAAAGAGTAAGTTTAAGAGGCGTGCTAAACTAGGACAAGCACTAAGAAAAAGAAAAATGTCCTTACGTAGAAGAAGTTCAATGGGATTATAAATGAAACTCATTAAAGAAATTACAGAAACGGTAAATTATATTACCGAAGATTCAGACGGTAAGAAAGTTCTTCATATTGAAGGACCATTTCTCGTTGCCGAAAGAAAAAATAAGAACGGTCGTTTGTATGAGTTTAATACACTTAGAAAAGAAGTAGACCGTTATACCGAAAGTTATATCAACAAGCACCGTGCATTCGGTGAGTTGGGACATCCAGATACTCCTTCCATTAATTTGGACCGTGTATCACACATGATTGTATCTTTGAGAGAAGATGGTAATCAATGGATTGGTAAAGCAAAGATTTTAGATACACCGATGGGAGCAATCGCCAGGAGTCTTATTGAAGGCGGTGCTCAGTTAGGTGTGTCTTCAAGAGGCATGGGCTCATTAAAGAACGTTAACGGTGTTAATGTTGTTCAGCCCGATTTCTATCTGGCCACAGCGGCGGATATAGTAGCAGACCCTTCTGCACCTGGTGCTTTTGTACAAGGTATTATGGAAGGCAAAGAATGGATGTTAGTAGATGGTAGATGGACTGAACAAGATTACGAAGAAGCAAAGCAAGAAATTCGCCAAGTTTCACGCAAGGAAATCGAAAAAGTAAGTCTACATATATTCGAAAACTTCCTGAAAAAACTTTAAATATAAATATCCAATATAAATCAAGGAGATTTTTCAAAATGAAAAAATTTAACTTATCCGAAGCCGCTAGTTCAATTCTGATTGGCGAAGGATCTAAAGAAACATTTGACTCAAATATCGCTGCAAAGCGTTCTGGTCAAACAGGTACATCAAAGTTGCCAACATCTGTTGGTTACGGTATGAAAGATGCCGGTAAAATTGGTGCCTCACCAAATTCAACAAAAGATGAATTGCCAGATTACCTAAAAGGTACAACATCTGCTACACCTCCTGGTGCTACACCTCCTGTAGGTTCAGAACCAATGAAGAAGTTGGCAGCACAACCACAGAATGACAAGAATGGTGACCAGCCTGATGTTCAAGGTGGTGAAGATTCTTATGACACCATTCGTGACCGTAAACCTGGTACTAAACCAAAACAAACAATGCAAGCGAACAAAGGTGCTAATTTCCAATCTTATGGCGAAGAAACTGAATCTGATGAAGAAGTGGTTGCCGAAGAAAAAGAAGAAGGCCACGAAGACGCAGCACAAGACAAGGCCATGATTAAAAAAATGTTAAAGAAAGAAAAAATGAAAGAAGACTTAGACGCTCTATTAGGTGGTGAAAACCTCTCCGAAGAATTCGTAACAAAAGCTTCTACCATTTTCGAAGCTGCCGTTATTGCTCGTGCTGAAGAAGTTATTGCTGAAGCCGAAGTTGCTTTGACAGAACAGTTTGAAACTGCTGTTGAAGAAATCAAAGAAGAACTGGCAGCTAAAGTTGATGACTATCTCAACTATATGGTTGAAGAATGGATGAAAGAAAATCAATTGGCTATCGAAAAAGGTCTACGTGCTGAAATCGTAGAAGACTTTATTGTTGGTCTAAAAGGTTTGTTCGAAGAACACTATATCGATATTCCAGAAGACAAAGTAAATGTCGTGGAAGAATTGACCAATAAAGTGGAAGAACTTGAAGGTTCATTAAACGAACAAATCTCCCGTGGTGTCGAGTTAACCAAGGCACTTAACGAACAGAAAAAAATTGAGGCTATCTACACAGCGTGTGAAGGCCTGACTCAAACTCAAGTAGAAAAATTAAAATCACTCGCAGAGGGTGTGGAATTCACTACTGAGGAAGAATTTGTAACTAAGGTAGAAACTTTGAAAGAATCGTATTTCAAAGCAGACGTTAAAGTTGCAGACAATTCAGCTTTGGATGAAGTTCTAGTTGAAGATGAGAAGAAACAAGTATTCTCTGATCCATCAATGGAAATTTATACAAAAGCAATTTCACAAACTCTGGCTAAGTAATTAGTCGATAATACATAAAAAGGATAATTACAATGTATTTGACCGAAGAACTACAAAAAAAATGGGATCCAGTTCTGAATCATCCAGAACTCGAAGCCATTAAAGATCCATACAAGCGCTCAGTTACAGCACTTGTTTTGGAAAATCAACAACAAGCTATGGCTCAAGACCGTATGGCCTTGAACGAAGCAGCTACAGGCGGTTCAACTCCTGCTAACATCACCGGCGCTGGCGTAAGCAATTTTGACCCAATCTTGATTAGCTTGGTTCGCCGTGCTTTGCCAAATCTAATCGCTTATGACGTTGCTGGCGTTCAGCCAATGACTGGTCCTACAGGATTGATTTTCGCAATGCGTGCTCGTTACGCTACACAAACAGGCACAGAAGCTTTCTATAACGAAGCTAATACTGCCTTCTCTGGTTCATTCTCTGAGAACAATCCTTACGGATTCCAAGGTACACGTGCATCTGACGTTTCTGGTCAATTCCAAAACCCAACAGGTAATACAACTACCTCTGGTATTGGTATGCCAACAGCTAACGCTGAGATTTTGGGTACACAAGATAACGGTCCTGCAGCATTCCAACAAATGGCCTTCTCTATCGAGAAAGTTACTGTTACTGCTCAGTCACGTGCTCTGAAGGCCGAGTACTCACTTGAACTCGCTCAAGACTTGAAGGCAATACATGGTTTGGATGCTGAAACAGAATTGTCAAACATTCTGTCAACAGAAATCTTGGCTGAAATCAACCGTGAAGTTATTCGTACTATCTATACTTGTGCCGTTGCAGGTGCTCAGTATGGTACTACTACTGCTGGTTTCTTCGACCTTGACACAGACTCTAACGGCCGTTGGTCAGTTGAGCGTTTCAAAGGTTTGATTTTCCAAATTGAACGTGATGCTAACGTCATTGCAAAACAAACTCGTAGAGGTAAAGGTAACGTTCTGATTGTTTCTTCAGACGTTGCATCTGCTATGGCTATGGCCGGCGTGTTACAATACACTCCTGCTTTGTCTGCTGATCTCCAAGTTGACGATACAGGCAACACATTTGCTGGTATGTTACACGGTCGTATCAAGGTCTATATCGACCCATACTTCGGTGGTTATACATCTAACCAAGAATTGGTGACAATCGGTTATAAGGGTTCTTCTCCTTATGATGCCGGTTTGTTCTACTGTCCATACGTGCCGTTGCAAATGGTTCGTGCTGTTGACCAGTATACATTCCAACCAAAGATTGGTTTCAAGACTCGTTACGGCATGGTTGCAAATCCATTCTCTAACGGTGCTTATGATGCATTTGCAAATGATGGCAAGTTACAAGCTCGTAGAAACGTGTACTATCGTTTGTTCGGTGTCAAAAATTTAATGTGATTTTTGAAGTCCTCGTTAAGAAGGACATTTGGAAAGGGACTTCGGTCCCTTTCTTTTTATAACCAATTACATGGAGTTCTTTAATGGATATTTTTGAATCTTTGAAAACAATGAAATTTGATATAAATGAACATAACCCTTCATTAAGAAAATGGGGTATAGGACTACCACACATGGAAGAAACGAAAAAAAACCTTAGTGAAATACAAAAAGAAAGATGGAAACAAGGCAAATATGATGCAGAAAAACTTAGACTCAGTAGAATAGGTTTTAAGCAACCAGAAAGTCAAAAGAGAACAGTAGCTGAAAAATTATCTGCTGAATGGATTGTAACAAATCCTAAAGGAGAATCTCAGAAAATAAAAAATTTACAAAAATTCTGTAAAGAAAACGGAATAGACCAAGGTAATATGGTTAAAGTCTCTAAAGGTATCATTAAACAAAACAAAGGTTGGACTTGTGTTAAACTTATGACCTAAATAATCATATGACAGCAATTACCAGAATACCACAAAATCCAAATTACTTACAGGCAACCAAATACCTACTCACATTTGATAGGATTGGTTCCACGCAATACTTTTGCCAGTCAGTAAACATACCAGGGGTTAGTATAGGACAGGCCCCAATCAATACTCCTATGTTGGACATATATGCACCAGGTAATAAGATTACATACAACCAATTGAATATAGATTTTGCGGTTGACGAGGCGTTAGATAGCTGGCAACAGATACATAATTGGTTTCGTTCCATCGCATCTCCAGAAGGCTTCGAAGAACGTAAAAGGTTAAGTAATGCTCAGAACCAGTATAAATCAGGAAATGGACCAAAAGGTTATTCTGATGCAACACTTACAGTACTAAACAATTTAAACAACCCTGTGTTACGAGTTAGATTTTTTAATGTCTTTCCAATATCATTATCGGATATTCAATTTGATACCAAAATGAGTGCTGATGATATTGTGTATGGTACTGCCACTTTTGTATTTGATTACCACAATTTTGAACCTATTTAACGTTGGCTTGACACGATAACATTAGTTGTGTTATAATGTATTTTTAATGTTACCTTTTATATTATGGAAAACCTAGAACAAGTATTGAAGAATTGGGAACGTGATACAGTTATTGACCAGACAGAACCTGGAAAAGAACTGATAAAGATTCCCACACTACACAACAAATACCTCGCTATTCTCACTAAGCATAAGATTGCCTCAAAAAAGGCACACTTTGATTATCTACGTATGCGTAAAGTCAAATGGGAATACTATACAGGTAAACTGTCAAGGGAAGAACTGGCTGAGTATGGATGGGAACCCTTCCAGTTCACTTTAAAGTCAGACATAAATACTTATTTGGAAGCCGATGCTGATTTAATCAAGTTATTGGAGAAGAAAGTATATCACGAAGAAACGGTATCTGTTATAGAATCAATTATGAATGAATTGAAACAGAGAACGTGGCAACTCCGTGATTTTATATCATGGGAAAAATTCATTGGTGGACAATAAAGAACACGTAGTAATAACAAAAGTGAATGAAGTATATGTTAAGATAAAATGTGAACGGCATATATCACAAGAACTTTCCCAGTTTTTTGAATTCTATGTTCCTGGTTACCAATTTGTTCCTGCTTATCGTAATCGAATTTGGGATGGAAAGATAAGACTTTTCAATCTTCAAAGTTTTACTTTGTATCGTGGTCTATTAAATTATGTGGAACAGTTTTGTGAAGAAAGAGATTACACATATGAATATGAGAACAATTTAGATACCGAAGACGAATTCTCTTTATACCACGCCAAAAAGTTTATTGAAGAATTAAATATACACGCACGTGGTGAACCTATTGAGGTAAGAGAACATCAGATTGCTGCGTTTGTTCATGCCATGCAAAGACGTAGAGCAATGTTATTATCTCCTACTGCATCTGGTAAATCACTCATTATCTATTTAATTTTCCAACAATTACACAAATATCAAAATCTTAAAGGTCTAGTTATTGTTCCAACAACTTCTTTAGTGGAACAATTGTATTCAGACTTTGCCGATTATAACAATGATTCTGTTGAACATTTGGTGCATAGAATATATCAAGGAAAAGATAAGGTGTCAAGCCGACCGCTTACAATTTCCACATGGCAATCTTTGTACAAGTTGCCTAAAGAATACTTTGAACAGTTCGATTATATTATAGGTGACGAAGCACACCTATTCAAAGCACAATCACTTACTACAATACTTACTTCTTGTGTCAATGCCAAATATCGTATTGGTCTAACAGGTACACTTGATGGTACCAAAACTCATAAGTTGGTGTTAGAAGGTCTTTTTGGTCCTGTTAAGAAAGTAACAACAACAAAAGAACTAATTGATAACAACCAACTATCTAACTTTGAAATTAAATGTCTGGTACTCAAGCACTCAGATGAAGAATGTTTGTATGCCAAAGATAAGACTTACCAAGAAGAAATAGAATACTTGATTTCACATGAAACTAGAAATAAATTCATTAAGAATCTTGCAGTTTCCTTAGGTAAAAATACATTAGTATTATTCCAAATGGTTGACAAACACGGTAGAATACTGTATGATATGATTAGAAACACTGAGAAGATTGGTGATAGAAAAGTATTCTTTGTATATGGTGGTACTGAAACCACGGACAGAGAAAACATTCGTAAAATTATGGAGATTGAGAATGATGCTATTGTCGTGGCTAGTTTTGGGACTTTTTCTACTGGAATTAACATTAGGAATTTGCATAACATTATATTTGCAATGCCGACTAAATCAACAATACGAACTTTGCAGTCGATTGGAAGAGGTTTACGACAAAATGAAGGCAAAGATATGGCAACGCTTTATGACATAGCAGATGATTTGAGATATAAGAAACATATGAATTATACACTCCGGCATTTTGTTGAACGAACAAAGATATATAATGATGAGCAGTTCCCTTTTAAAATATACAAGATAGGATTAAAAAATGCTTGAGTATAAAACACAAATAATTAAACTACAAAATGGTACAGACTTAATAGCCAATGTATCGGCAACTAGTTTTGATCGTATCACATTGGAAGAACCCATGGAATTCCAAATTGATTATCGTAGCAAAGATACGGGTTTAATTATGAATCATTGGTTGCCTGTCCAACTAGTAAAAAGAAACTCTGTGGAAATATTCACTAAAGATGTTCTTTCTATTTTGGATCCAGATGAGGAGTTCTGTGAGTATTATATCAATACGGTATCTAGAATCAAAGGACTCATTAAGGCAAAGAACGAAGTAACTAAAATGTCCGAGGAGGAAATTACTCAAATGATTAATGAATTTGAGGATCTTCCTGGTAATGGAGATACTTTACATTAACACTTTCAAAGCAGGACATACTCGACTGTACACACTTGTCAAGCGAATGTCAATAACATTATGTGGTAAACATGACAACAACGATTAAAAAACAAAAACATTATATTAACAACCCAGACTTTCTTCAAGCTCTTATGGATTATAAGGCAGAACAGAAGAGGTGTAAGACGGATAAACTTCCAGACCCACCTATTCCAAACTACATTGGTGAGTGCTTTATGAAGATTGCCGAAGGTCTATCACATAAGCCAAATTTTATCAACTATACCTATCGTGATGAGATGATGAGTGATGGTATTGAGAATTGTCTAATGTACTTTGATAACTTTGACCCTGCCAAATCAAAGAATCCATTTGCCTACTTCACTCAAATCATTTACTATGCCTTTCTACGTAGAATACAGAAGGAAAAGAAACAACTATATGTGAAGTACAAAGCCACGGAACAAATGGGTATACTTGATGAGTTTGAAATGTTAGAGTTTGAAGACGGTACCACAAGGCAATTTGAACTTTATGAGAATATTTCAGAGTTTATTGAAAACTATGAAGAAGCTAAAAAGGCAAAGAAAGAGGTAAAGAAGCCTAAGGGTATTGAAAAGTTCTTAGGAGAGTGATATAATGTATAGAGTTTATTACATAAAAGATAATGGGTATGGTTTAGATACCAAACATTTTAATACCTTATTAGAAGCAACCACATTTGCTAATGAACAAAAAAATTTAGTAATACAGATACAATACATTAATAAAGATGTTGCAAAAAAAGATAATAGGACATGAAAGTAGCAATTATAACTGACCAACATTTCGGTGCTAGAAATGACTCAACACATTTCTTAGATTATTACGAGAAGTTTTATAAAGAGATATTCTTTCCTACCTTAGAAAAGGAAGAAATTAAAACACTATTAATTCTTGGTGATACCTTTGACCGTAGAAAGTATGTTAACTTCTTTACGTTGAAACGTACCAAAGAAATGTTCTTTAATACTTTGGCAGAAATGAATATTGAAGTTCATATGTTGGCTGGTAACCACGACACATACTTTAAAAATACTAATGATGTTAACTCGGTAGATTTGTTATTGGGTGAATATGAAAACATTAACATCATTGATTCTCCACAGACCATACATTTAAATTATGGTGAGGTGAAACATGATGTGTGTATGATACCATGGATTTGTACCGAAAATTATGAACAGTCTATGGAAGAATTAAAAAATACTCCAGCCACACTTTGTATGGGGCATTTAGAGATTGCTGGATTTTCTATGAATCGTGGTATACCAAATTATGAAGGATATGACCGCAATATATTTAATAAATTTGATAAGGTCTTTTCTGGACATTACCATCACCGTAGTCATTCAGACAATATTTACTATTTGGGTAATCCATATGAATTGACATGGCAAGATTATGATGACCAAAGAGGATTTCACCTATTTGATTTAAGTACACAAGAATTAGAATTCATACCTAATACCAATGTGATGTTTCACAAAGTGTATTATGATGATAAAGAAAATACCATAAGTGAGATTACCAGTAAAGACCTCGGTAAGTTTACCGGTACCTATGTGAAGGTTGTGGTATTGAATAAAACCAATCCCTATCTATTTGACAGGTTTATGGCAAACCTTTATAATGTCAATCCAGTCGATATTACCATTGCTGAAGACATAATAGACTTGACAGAAGGTCTAGATGATGATATAGTTAATCAAGCAGAAGATACTGTATCAATCATTAATAAATTTGTTGATGGTATCAAAGAAGAACATATTGATAATGATAAACTCAAATCGGTTCTGAAAGAACTTTACATTGAGGCATTGAACTTAGAACAGGCATGATTATATTTCAGAAAGTCCGTTGGAAGAATTTTTTAAGTACCGGCAATGTATTTACAGAAATTAATTTACAAAGGTCACCAAACACATTAATCATTGGTAACAATGGTGCGGGTAAATCCACAATTCTGGACGCCTTGTGTTTTGGTCTCTTTGGTAAACCATTTCGTAAAATTAACAAACCACAACTTGTAAATTCAATTAACAGTAAGGAGACTGTAATTGAGATTGAATTTGCTATTGGAAAAAAACAATACAAGGTAATTCGTGGTATTAAACCCAATACTTTTGAAGTATATTGTAATGATAAATTGGTTGACCAGGATGCTAAAGCAAAAGACTATCAAGAACACCTAGAGAAGTTTATTCTCAAATTAAATTATAAGTCTTTCACGCAAGTAGTCATCCTTGGTTCAGCTTCTTTTGTACCATTCATGCAATTGTCTCCTGCCGACCGTAGAGCAATCATTGAAGACCTGTTAGACATTCAAATCTTTTCTTCTATGAATGCCGTGGTAAAAGAGAGAATGACAACTATAAAAGATAATTCTTTAAAGTACAAGTATGAAATGAACCTAACTTCAGAGAAGATTGGTTTCCTGAAACAAAATATTGAAGACCATAAGAACCGTAATGACGAAGAAATAGTTAAAAAGAATGTTGAGATTACCAACAGTCAAAAACAAATTGATAAACTATCTAAAGATATTGTACTGATACAGAAACATATTGATATTCTTCAGAAGAAGATTCAAGACAAAATGTCCATGGAAACTAAGAGTAAGAAACTATTACAATTAGAATCCAAGATTGAAACCAATATCAAAAAGAATGAAAAAGATATTGCCTTTTATGAAGAACATGATAACTGTCCTACTTGTAAACAAACCATTGTTGGTGAGTTTAAAGATACACAAGTGACTGAGAGTAGGACCAAGGTTGATACACAACGTCAAGGACTTAAAGAAATTGCAACTCAGATTTCTCAAACCAATCAACGTATAGAACAGATACAAGATATTATCAGACATATTGGTGGTCATAATAATGAGATTGTAAAACACAACTCTACCATATCTGCTGTTAATGAATATGTTGGTAAGTTACAAAAAGAGATTACTGAATTATCCAATCGTAAAGATAATTTGGAAGAAGAAAACACCAAGCTTTTGGATTTGAAAACACAACTGTTTGAGTTGGTAACCAAACAAGAAGAACTGGCAGTAGAGAAACAATATTATGAATTTGCCAGTTCACTATTAAAAGATACTGGTATTAAAACAAAGATTATTCGTCAGTATTTACCAATTATGAATAAGTTAATTAACAAGTACTTAACTGCTATGGACTTCTTTGTTAACTTTAATATTAATGAGTCCTTTGAAGAAACAATTAAGAGTAGACACCGTGATGAATTCTCTTATGCCAATTTCTCTGAAGGTGAGAAGATGCGTATAGACTTAGCACTCCTTTTTACATGGAGACAGATTGCCAAGTTAAAGAACTCTACTAATACAAACCTATTGATACTAGATGAGGTATTTGATTCATCTTTGGATGGTGTAGGTACAGAAGAATTTTTAAAATTGATACATGAGATGGGTACCGATACCAACATCTTTGTTATCTCTCACAAGGGAGACCAACTTTTTGATAAGTTTAGGTCTATTATTAAATTTCAAAAGAAAAATAATTTTTCACAGGTGGCAAAATGAGTGCAAGTGACATATTTGTATATAATACGGAGGATTCCGTAAAACAATCCAAAGTTGTAGACCAACCAAAGAATTTTCTTCGTTTGGTAAATGAAAGTCATCCTCTATTAAGAGAAGTATTGGCTGAATTTGATTGGAAAAATCCACCAATTAATCCAAATGAATTGGCTTCTGCCTTGGTAGATACCTGTAAACATCACCACGGTATTGGTCTATCGGCAAATCAATGTGGATTACCATATCGTGTATTTGTAATGGGTGCCGGAGAAGAATATGTGGCATTTTTTAATCCAAAAGTTATTGCAACCAGAGATGAAACACATATGACAGAAGGTTGTTTGTCCTTTCCTTTTCTAGGATTAAAAATTACCAGAGCAAAAGAAGTTGATGTGGAATACCAAGACTTCAATGGTGTTACTAGAAATGCCACATACATTGGTGTTTCTGCTCGTTGTTTTCTCCATGAGCTTGACCATATGAACGGAATATTGTATACTGATAAGGCGAAACCGTTAGCATTAGATTATGGTATGAAAAAACGGCATAAAACTTTGAAGAAATTGAGATTGATATAATGGCGACACCTGTTGAGTTTGTAGAAGAACAATGGAGAGTTTGGTCTGAATCCAACCCGCCTGATACATTTAAACATATAGACAAAGATGAGTTGGTTAAATTCTTAACAGAAGATTTAACCTATGCCTCTAAGATGGATGTCCGAGAGTATACCTTATACCAAAAGTGGTGTGAAGTGAAAGAGAGATATCCTGGTGAGATGCGTATGGATGTGTTTGGTGACCAGACCTTTGAGTGGGAAAACCCAGAACAAGAATTACTTATTAAGAAAGTTAAATCCAAGTTCTGGATGCCAAAAGAGCCAGATGATTATGCCAAACTTAAACCTGTATTGAAATTACATAATGGTGAGTTAGCAGAAACTTGGAATGCTATTCGTACTTTTTCTTCCACGATGAAGAACAATAGTAATATTGGCCGTAATTTATTTTATACCATTGAAGACGAGATTACAAAAAATTATCTAGGTGTTATTTGTATATCTTCCGATTTCTTGGACTTGACTCCAAGAGATAAATCGATTGGTTGGGATAGAACTGTAAAGACCTCAGAGGGTATGATTAATCATACTGCCATTGGTTCTACTATTGTTCCATTACAACCACTTGGTTATAATTATATGGGTGGCAAGTTGCTTGCCTTGTTATGTTTATCTGACACCGTTCAGAAAGATTGGAAAGAAAAATATGGAGATACACTTGTTGGTGTTACTACTACTTCACTTTATGGTAACACAAAGTCCGGTGGTCTTTCTCAGTATGATGGTTTGGAACATTGGAATAAGATGGGATTTTCTTCTGGTTCAGTTGCTTTCGAACCTTCCCGTTCCACAAAGAAGATGATTTTCGAATGGCTGAAAGAAGAACATACTCGTAAATACTTTGAGTGGTGGGAAGCCAAAAACAAACAAGGTCTACCTTTAAAACGTGACCATAAGAATCGTTCTTTACATTTTGCTTATCCAAAACTTGGCATACCAAAAGCATTAACAAGAACAGAACATCAACGTGGCATTTATTTTAGTCCGTTGTATAACAATACTAATGAGTTTCTTTGTAAAAAAATTAAAGATAACGAATTGGTAAAATCATTTGATACCAGTACCGATACGTTGACGGAGATTTGGAAAACCAAGTACGCCAAAGGCCGTATTTCAATGTTGAAGAAGAAAAACAACGTATCGTATGAGAATCTTTTCTATGATGATTTAATTTATCTATCATGGGAAGACACGAAAGCGAAATATTTACCACAAGTTGGTCGATAAACGCTTGACACACACACATATATAATGATATGATGTGTAACTTGCGAAAGCAAGACTTTGAAACTTTGTCATTAGGAGAAAATTATGACTAAACTATCCGCAAAACAACGTATGTTGAATGCTTTGAGCAAACCAGAAGGTTACAATACCTTCACAGTCGAGCAAGCTCGCCGCCGCTTTGGTATTACCAATGTGTCTGCTCGTATCGATGAACTTCGCCAAGAAGGTCACGTTATCTACACTAACACCAAGTACAACGCTGACGGTGTTAAAGTTGCTTCTTACCGCATTGGTAAGCCAACTAAATCCATGGTGCGCACAGCACTTGAAGCCGGTTACAGCTTAGCTTAAACCGCTTATTAGGGAGACCACCGTAATAGTGGTACTCCCTTTTTTTTCTAATCGGAGCACAAATGGAAATATCAATTAAAAAAGAAGATTTACAAACAAAGAGTCTGTTTGTAGCAACACCAATGTATGGCGGTATGAACCACGGTCTATACATGAAGGCTTGTTTGGACTTACAAGGCCTTTGTATGCAATATGGTATTCAAGTCAAATTCTCATTTCTATTCAATGAGTCCCTAATTACTCGAGCGAGAAACTATCTCGTTGACGAATATCTCCATCGTTCCGATTGTACACATATGTTGTTTATTGATTCGGACATTCACTTCAATCCACAAGATGTAATTGCTTTGTTGGCAATGGATAAAGAAGTGTCTGGTGGTCCCTATCCCAAGAAAGCAATTAAATGGTCATCTGTTAAGAAGGCTATGCAAAAGAATCCAGATATTGAAGCTGGTATATTGGAGAAAGTTACTGGCGATTACGTTTTTAATCCAGTTAAAGGCACAGCACAATTTCAAGTTACTGAACCATTAGAAGTTATGGAAATTGGCACTGGTTTTATGATGATTAAACGTGGTGTATTTAAGAAAATGGAAGAAGCATATCCCTCCATTCGTTACAAACCTGACCATGTAGGTCAAGCACACTTTGATGGTACACGATACATTCATGCCTTCTTTGATACTGTAATTGATAGCAAAGAATCAATTACTGGTGGCGGTTCTGACCGTTATCTTTCAGAAGATTATATGTTCTGTCAAATGTGGCGAAAGATTGGTGGACAAATCCACCTCTGTCCATGGATGAAAACATCACATATCGGCACCTATCATTTCCAAGGAGATATGCCAGCTGTTGCTAATTATGTTGGAGAGATGTGATGACAATGCAAGATGTTGTTAAAGCATCACAAACTGCCAATACAGGCGGTAGAAAATTTGATGGAGGGAAATTACAATATGGTTTGCTTCCACCAGAAGCACTAAAAGCAACAGTAGAAATTTTAACTTTTGGTGCTCAGAAGTATGAACCAGGTAATTGGAAAAAAGTACCAGATGCCAAGCGTAGATATTTTGATGCAATGATGCGTCATCTATGGGCTTGGCATAGCGGTGAACAAAATGATGATGAGTCTGGTAAGAATCACTTAGCACACGCCATGTGCTGCTTGATGTTTTTGTATGAACATGATACAATTGATTTTTTAAATAATGGAGAAGTGAATGAAACTATCAAATGAAACACTAATGGTGTTGAAGAATTTTTCGGCAATCAACCAAGGAATTCAATTCAAGAAAGGGAAGAAACTAACTACTGTATCTTCCAGTAAAACTGTATTGGCTCAAGCCAATCTTAAAGATGAATTTCCACAAGAATTTTGTGTATATGACTTGAATGAGTTCTTGTCTGTACATAGTCTGTATAAAGATTCTGAGATTAATTTCACAGATACACATATCATTTTTAAGAATGGTAAACATAAAGGTAATTATTACAAGACACCTTCAAATATGATTGTAATTCCACCAGAAAAAGAAATCACACTTCCTTCTGTTGATTGTGAATTCACATTATCTGCCGAAGACTATGAATCTTTGATGAAGGCCGCTAGTGTAATGTCTTCACCAAATATTTCTGTACAATCAGAAGGCGACTTGATTGAATTAATTACATTTGATGCCTCTAATCCTGCTGCACACACAAACACAATTGAAGTTGGTGAGGGTAACGGCAAGAAATATAAAATTGTTTTCAAAACAGATAATATCAAACTTATCTCTGGAACATATTCAGTAAAGATTTCGTTCAAAGGTATTGGCCACTTCCAAAATACTAAAGATGACATTCAATATTGGATTGCTTTTGAAGCTAAAGAATCTAAGACAGGAGCTTAATTTTGTTAATATATTTTACAGATGATGTAACTAAAAATAAATTTGCTATCAATCCTGAATATGTTGTCGGAGTTTTTATTGCCTCCGATGAAAAGAATAATGGTAAGACGGTTATTTCTATGATAAACGGTTCATTTTTGATTGAAGAAAGTCAACTTGAAGCTGTTGGTATGATACAAGGACAATTAGATGACTAAAGTAAACACACTATTCGGTTCTTATGACGAGGACGATTTGAAGAAACTGAAAGGTTATGTGGATGAAGTTGTACTTCATATGCACAGAAATGATGGTAACAACCAAGCCATCAAAGATATTGTAGACATTGCACATGACGAACTGAAGATTCCTAAAAAGATTCTTAAACGTATGGCAAAGACACAACATAAGAATTCATTCCAAACTGATGTGGCTGAATCAAAAGAGTTTGAAGCCTTATTTGAAAGTATTACTGAAATTAAGTAATCAATTATATTATATTATGAAAGAAGTGAATTATGGAACATCTATTGTGGACCGAGAAGTATCGGCCAAAGACCGTGGAAGATTGTATTCTACCTGAATCAATCAAAAATACATTTTTAGAATATGTCAATAGAAAAGAGATACCAAATTTATTACTCTCTGGTTCGGCTGGAGTGGGCAAGACTACAATTGCAAGAGCTCTCTGTGAAGAAGTTGGTTGTGATTATATCGTTATCAATGGTTCAGATGAGTCTGGTATTGATGTTCTGCGTAATAAAATTAAAAACTATGCTTCATCTGTAAGTTTCACTGGTGGCCGTAAGGTCATTATTATAGACGAAGCAGACTATCTAAATCCTAATTCCACCCAACCTGCGTTGCGTGGTGCAATTGAGGAGTTCTCCTTAAACTGTTCTTTTATATTCACCTGTAATTTTAAGAACCGTATCATTGACCCCATACATTCTCGTTGTGCCGTTGTTGACTTTAAAATCAATGGTTCTAAGGCCAAGATGGCCTCACAATTATTTAAACGTATTGAGTGGGTCTTAAAAGAAGAAGGAGTCACCTATGATAAAGAGGTCGTGGCCGCAGTTATTACTAAACATTTCCCTGATAATCGCCGCATTCTTAATGAGTTGCAGCGTTATAGTGTATCTGGTACTATTGACAAAGGTATTCTCACCTCTGTGTCCGATGTCCAGTTAGGTGAACTTACAAAAGGTTTGAAAGAGAAAGACTTTGCAGCCGCTCGTAAGTGGGTCACCAACAACTTAGACAATGACCCAGTTAAGATTTATCGTAAACTTTATGATTCGTTATATGAATCATTGAAATCACAATCTGTTCCACAGATGGTTGTAATTTTGGCTAGATATCAATATCAAGCCGCTTTCGTGGCAGACCATGAAATTAACATGATTGCCTGCCTTACAGAAATTATGATGGATTGTGAGTTCAAATGACCAAAGAAGAATTGATGAATGAGCTAGGTCTTGCTGGTGAAAAGATTGTAATCAATATGTTGAGTGGTGAAGGTTGTAGAATTGAATCTTCAATCAACAAATATGATTCAGAGAAAGACTTGATGGTAGATGGACAATATAAGGTTGAGGTTAAAACTCAAGTTCCATTTATTATGAAAAATTCTTTTACATTTAAACCAAATCAACTACGCAAATGCCGTTCCGTTGATGTTCTTTATTTCGTTTCTGTACCAGCACCTCGCCATACTGACAAATGGGCTGGTTGGATTTTCAGAGTAGAACCAAAGAACTTTGTTACCACAACATATAGAACCAAAGATGGCCGTGAAATGATTTTAATTAATCGTGAACAACCTGCTTTGATTCCTGTTAAGAAAATGTCTGACGAAGAAGCAAGAGAACTCCAGAAGTACACCGTCTCGGAGTATTGATATGCCGGATTTATTCAAAGAGATTGTACCTTCAATCTTACAAACTAAGAAATCTGTCTTCCAAGATAATTATGATTATAAAGATTATAAACCATTTGTGGTCAATCGTGCTCTGTCTTATCATATGGATTGTGTTGGTTATGCCAATGAAATGAATGTTCATTCCGGCCTTGATTCGGATATGCAATATCAGTATCTTCTAAATACCATTAGACCTATGAAACGGAAATTTCAACCGTGGCAGAAATCAGAGGTTGATAGAGATATAGAATCTGTTAAGTTATATTTTGGTTTTTCTAATGCAAAAGCTAAAGAAGCATTACGAATTCTAAATGATGAGCAAATCGCTGAAATAAAAGCAAAAACAAATAAAGGCGGAGTGAACAAATAATGATTTCAATTAATGATTTAGTTGAAGTTACACTAGATGAGAAAGATGATTTTTTAAAAGTTCGTGAGACATTAACCCGAATCGGTGTAGCTTCCAAAAAAGATAGAATTTTATACCAGTCTTGTCATATTTTACATAAACAAGGTAAGTATTATATTGTTCATTTCAAAGAATTATTTGCTTTGGATGGTAAACCTACAGACATTAGCGAGAACGATTTGTCTCGTAGAAATGCCATCACCAAGTTACTTTCTGATTGGGGACTGGTAAAGATTGTCAACACCAGACAAGTCGAGGAACCACCACCTATCTTCCTATCTCAAATTAAGATTCTGTCTCACAAGGAGAAGAATGACTGGGAACTTACAGCCAAGTATAATATTGGTAAAAAACCACAAAATACTTGACAACTAGTATAAATACTAGTATAATTATGTGCTGGGCTCTTTGAGACGGCAATTTTTTAAACTCGCTTAATAAGGAGAAATCTATGACAAGCACAATATCTCTATTTCCACAATGGGAATCTATCCATAAGTCTTTGGATCCTTTTACTGTTGGTTTTGATGACATTCTAAACCAGATGCAGGAAGTCTCTAAGACCGTGGCTAAAAACATTCCATCATATCCCCCATACAATATCAAACAAATCAAAGACAATAAGTATGTCATTGAAATGGCAGTTGCTGGCTTTGCCAAAACTGATATTGAAGTTACTTTGGAAGGTAACAAACTAGTCATCAAAGGCGCAGCCAAAGATGATGAACTGCCAGAAAGTTATATCTTCAAAGGTATTGCTGGCCGTAACTTTGAACGTACATTTACATTGGCTGACAAGATTGAAATCAAGGATGCCGAAATTGCAAATGGTATGTTGAAAGTCTGGTTGGAAAATATGGTAAAGGTTCAAGATGCAGTCAAAAAGATTGCCGTGAAATAAAGTTCCAACAAAACGGTAAATAACCTAAGGGGCTCTTGACAGAGCCCTTTCTTTTTTGTATGATGGATTCATTATGAAAAATACTAAATCTCTATTCAAACCTGTACTAAAGAAGTTCCGTGTCCGTAATGGTAACGGAGATATTTTCTATACATACTCACATTGGGACCCACATGAAATTGATGGTGTCGCCTTTGTGCCTGTAACTAAGAGTATGCCGACCCAAGACAGGACTCAGCAGCTCCATTACCTACGTAAAGATTCTTTGGAAAATGTTAAATGATTAAATGGTTAAGATACTCTGGTTGTAACATTACACTTAAATTAAATCCATTTCATTGGAGAATTAGTTGCGCTTACAATAGAACCAACGATGTATGGGAAGTAGACGCTTTTGTTTTAGAACTTTTACCAATCACGGTACGGGTATGGTTTGACAATGGCGATTGGTAAAAAAATAATTGTCAATGGCACATTTGATATACTTCACGTTGGTCACATTGCGCTTTTAGAATATGCTAGAAGTCTTGGTGACCAATTATTGGTGTGTATAGATAGTGATAGACGAGTAAAAGAACTCAAAGGCGAATCACGACCAATCAATAATCAATACGACCGTATCAGAATGTTATGTGCGTTAAGATGTGTTGATATGGTTTGGGTATTCGATACAAAAGAAAAGCTGATTGAACAAATCAAATTGTATCAACCAGATGTTATGGTAAAAGGATCCGACTACAAAGGTAAATCAATAGTCGGACAATCGTTATGTAAAGAGGTGATTTTTTATGATAAAACCGAACACTCAACAACAAAAACAATTCAAAATATTATTAATAGGTGACCATTGTGATGATGTATATCAATATGGTATTGTTGACAGAATAAGTCCAGAAGCTCCTGTTCCTGTTTTTCTTCAACAAAATCATGTGATAAAACCAGGTATGGCAGGTAATGTTTGTGAAAATTTAAAGGCCTTAGGTTGTGATGTTACTTATTTGCACGGTGAAACTTCTATTAAAACAAGATTAATTGATAAACGTAGCAAACAACATATTGTTCGTATCGATGAAGATGTGTTATCAGACCCTATTGTATTTCAAACAGTTATTCCTCAAGGATACGATGCTATTGTGATTAGTGATTATAATAAAGGTACAGTAAGTTATGAGTTGATTGAAAGCTTGCGTAAAGAATTCGACAATCCAATTTTTGTTGACACAAAGAAAACCGATTTAATCCGTTTAGAAGGTTGTTTTGTCAAAATAAACACATTAGAATACTCCAAAATAACCTCAGCGTGTAGTAATTTAATTGTTACTGCTGGCGCAGAAGGTGCTTACTATGATGGCACAAGATATCCAACAATGAGAGTAGAAGTTGCTGATGTGTGTGGTGCAGGAGATACATTCTTATCGGCACTTGCATATCAGTATTTGTTAACCAACGATATGCAATATTCAATACCTTTTGCAATAAGGGCATCTGAAATAACTGTTCAACACATAGGTGTCTATGCACCAGATTTAGGAGAAATAAATGCGCCTTGAAGGATTTGTAGAAAAAGGTTGGGGGTCTGAATTTATTTGGGCTACTAACGACAAGTATTGTGGCAAGTTAATGAAGTTTAACAAAGACGCAAAATTCAGTATGCACTTTCATGCCGAAAAGGATGAGAGTTGGTATGTGTTAGATGGACTATTTAAAATTGTATTCATCGAAACAAAAGATGCATCGATACATGATGTTGTTTTAAAACCTGGCGGCGTCTGGCGTAATAGACCAATGCAACCTCATCAAGTAATTTGTTTGGAAGAAGGAACAATTATTGAAGTGAGTACACCAGATTCAGTAGAAGATAACTATCGTGTTATGAAAGGCGATAGTCAAAAATGAATATCTTACTAACGGGTCATCGTGGATTTATTGGTTCACACCTACTCAAAGCGTTAGAAGAAAACGGTCATAATGTATCCACTTATGAGTGGGATGATGGCAATATGCCTAGTATCATGGAACAAGATTGGGTAATCCATGTTGGTGCAATTAGTTCCACAACCGAAAAAGATGTGGAAAAAGTCATGCGACAAAACGTAGACTTCACCACACAATTATATAACGCTTGCAAAACTTATGGAGTAAACTTCCAGTTCTCCAGTTCTGCATCAGTATATGGTTTAGTGAGTTCATTTAAAGAAGATGCCCCTGTCGATCCTAGAACGCCTTATGCATGGTCTAAGTATCTATGCGAGCGCAATATTAATAGACATATGGGCGGCAACATTACTCAAATGTTTAGGTATTTCAATGTGTATGGACCTGAAGGCGAAGAACACAAAGGTAACCAAGCCAGTCCATTCTACAAATTCACAAAACAGGCCAAAACTGGTGCTGGAAAAATTCAAATTTTTGATGGTAGTAACTTGTATCAGAGAGATTTTATTCATGTCAGTCAGATAGTTGATTTTCATCTTAGATTTCTAAACGTCAAAGAATCAGGAACTTGGAATTTTGGCACAGGTTCCACTATGTCTTTTTTGGAGGTTGGTAAAACAATTGCACAAAGACATCCATCCATCATAGAATTTGTTGCAATGCCAAAAGAACTTGAAAATTCTTATCAAAAATACACCTGTGCCGATATGACAAACACAAATAGGACATTATATGAAACAGAAGTTCATTGATGCATATATGGATGTAGCTCATCGATTTGCACGGTTATCTAGTGCAAGACGGTTACAGGTGGGCGCTATTATTGTAAAAGATGACAGGATCATTTCTATTGGTTATAATGGTATGCCAGCTGGTTGGACAAATGAGTGTGAAGAAGTAGTTAATGTTAATCCAAATGATGCAAGATATAACTACAACCATTTCACTAAAGAACTAAAAACTAAACCAGAAGTTATTCATGCAGAGGCAAATGCCATTGCCAAATTGGCCAAGAGTTCGGAATCTGGTAAAGATTCGGTAATGTTCCTGACGCACGCTCCTTGTATGGACTGTGCCAAACAAATCTATACCGCTGGTATAAAAAATGTATACTTTCGTTCTAATTATAGGAATACTGACGGCTTGACATTCTTGGAGAAATGTGGTATAATAGTGAACCAAGTGAATGATTAATTTCACATGGTAAAAATGTATTAATCCATAAATACCTTTAAAAGGAGACCTAAGATGCAACTCAGTATAGTTGGTTGTCCGGATAAAAAGATTTTTAAGCCTTACGTTGAACGTGCGGTCCACTTTTTCGCCAAAGAACTAATTACGAACAAAAGAGTTAGAAAAAATTGTTTCATTCAAATCAAATTTAATGATACAATTAATGATTACGGTTCTTGTACTGTTGAAGATTACAATACAAAAAAACAACCAAGAGAATTTCTAATTGAAGTTCATCCAGGAATTGGTGCCAGGACAATCATAGAAACAATAGCACATGAAATGGTTCATGTGAAACAACATATAAATAATGAGACCAATGATGAATTATCACATTGGCTTGGTAGAAAAATAAACTCGGATGAAATTGATTACTGGATACATCCATGGGAAATAGACGCACATGGTCGTGAAATTGGTTTAGTTACCAAGTTTGCAATCTTGGAAAATCTATGGGAAGTATTTGATGGCTTTAAAAATCCAGCACTAGCGATTCAAGGACAACCATTAGGTTGGAAAATATAAATAAAAGTATGACAAAATTTAATAACACATTACCGACAACACCGTGCTATCACAATTGTGATGAGTCATGGTCGACCAGGTTTTGTGTAAAGGAAAAGTAACTAAAAAAAGTTCTAACAAATTCTAAACACAAAACCCTAGACCTAAAAAATCTAGGGTTTTTTAATTTCCGCTGGTGTAGTGGTAGCACAAGAGTCTCCAAAACTCTTAGTTGCGGTTCGATTCCGTAGCGGAATGCCAAATTATTCGGAGTATAGCGCAGTCTGATAGCGCATCTGGTTTGGGACCAGAGGGTCGTAGGTTTGAATCCTACTACTCCGACCAATTTATGTACGTGTGACCCGAATGGCTAGGGAGCGGATTGCAAATCCGTATAATGCAGGTTCGAATCCTGTCACGTACTCCAAAGTTAGTACTAAAGTATACGTTGTATTTTTACAACAAACTGGTTGACAAGGTGTATGAAATGACTTATAATTCATTCATGAATTGAGAAATCAGTACATAAAAAATTGTTGTAATCTTACAACAGTCTGGTTGACAAGTCTTCCAGTTGTGTTATAATTCATCCATGAATTGAGAAATCGATTCAGATGCTCGGTTCGTCTATCGGTTAGGACACTGCCCTTTCACGGCAGTAAGGAGGGGTTCGATTCCCCCACCGAGTACCATATTAAAATACATTGGGTTACCAATTCCAGTAGGTGACTTAGGAGCACGTGATGGCCGCATCATCTCGCTAAGTTTACATGAAGCCATCCGACGGTGCTGGAAAACAAATTGGCCTGTAATGTGGAGATTGTCTTATCGGCAGACGAAGCCGTGAGAAGCCAGATGAAGTTCTGGAACGACAATCACACCCTAATGTATTTTAATATGGTATCATTTGTTTAGTGTTATCAGGGTATTGTTTATAGACGTTATAAACTACTCGACAGTAAGGGTGCGACCAACACTGTCTGAAATAACCGCCACTCGCTCGCCAGTACTAGCTATATTTTTGGCAAATCGGCACGATAACACTAAACAAATGGTTTATATAAAAATTTTTACACCAGATTTGGTCCCATAGTATAATGGTCAGTATAGCGGCTTGTCACGCCGTTGATAGGAGTTCAATTCTCCTTGGGACCGCCAAGCCGTGCCATGTGATAGTGGCTACTGTGACCCGCAGGATGAGAAGTGGATTAATTACCCACGGGTGGTTCAGACAAGGACTTATGTTTAGTAACATTCATAAGGGAATCTGTCTCTACGAAAGTAGCGGTTAAACCAAACCGGCGTTAGCAATACGAGAACGGTTCCTGTGTCGGGAAGCGGGTGGAGGGAGCGCAAGTTGCGGTGTGTAGTGGAAAGACTATCACTCAATGCTCTATAATTACCGCCGAGGAACGTCAGAGCATTATTCGGGAATAGTGTAATGGTAACACCACAGACTTTGACTCTGTTATTCTAGGTTCAAGTCCTGGTTCCCGTGCCAAATTTATTCCCCGATAGCTCAGTTGGTAGAGCAACGGACTGTTAATCCGTGTGTCGGTGGTTCAAGACCATCTCGGGGAGCCAAATGCAGAAGTTAGTTTAGTGGTAAAACCTCGGATTGTGATTCCGATATCAAGGGTTCAATCCCCTTACTTCTGCCCACAGATAACATTTCATCTAATATAAAATGTTTTTCTGTTTTTGTAAAAGATGAAGTAAATTCTCTCGTTGTTGTAGAGAATTTATGTTCTATATATGGAAGTTGTTGTGCAATTTTCCATAGTTCGAGGTCTACTGTTTTTTGAATTGTTGCCATATGTAATATTTATCTGGCGTTAGTATAATGGATAATACAGTAGCCTTCTAAGCTATCAATAGTGGTTCGATTCCACTACGCCGGACCAAATATGTAAACCATTATTTACAAAAATGATGGTTATTGTAAAGAATAGGAGACATTATGCCAGCAATATTTTTAGTATCAGACACACATTTTGGCCATACTGGTGTGTGTCGATTTATGCGTAATGACGGAGTAACTAAGTTACGTCCATGGGATAATGCCGATGAGATGGATGAAGAAATGGTAAAGCGTTGGAACGAAACAGTTCGGCCTAACGATAAAGTATACCATCTTGGTGATGTTGTTATCAACCGCAAAGCATTGAAAACCTTAGGTCGCCTGAATGGTGACAAGGTATTGATTCGTGGTAACCATGATATCTTCCGTGATGATGAATATAGACAATACTTCCGTGAGCTCAGAGCATATCATGTAATGAACGGAATGATTCTATCACATATACCAATTCATCCAGAAAGTCTTGGTCGTTTTGGTACAAACATCCACGGCCATCTCCACGCAAATCGTGTGATGGCTGAAATATGGGGCAAATGGGAAATTGATCCAAGATATCATTGTGTTTGTGTTGAGCAAACGGATTATAGACCAATACTATTTGAAGATGTTATCAAACGAATCAAAGAAGAAGGTGGTGAGATTGGTTTCAAAAATGGAAACGGCCCCGCTATGTAAAGGTATACCTTTCAAAAGGCCTTGACTTTAGAATAAACATCATATATAATATATACATCAGCGGAATTAGTTTAATGGTAAAACTGGAGATTTCCAATCTCCTGTTGTCAGTTCGATTCTGGCATTCCGCTCCAAGTTTTATGCGGCAAATGTAATAACATCACAAGATACCCTCTTGTGACGGCTGTGGGAATCAGTCTTGCCGCTCCATTTTAGAGGTACTATTATGTCTGTTGAACTTAATCATATATGTACGACTTGTGAACATATACATAATGAGGAAAAAGAAGGTGTTTGGGAAGAATTATCCGACAACTTTATTTGTCCTGTATGCGGCACATTTAAAGAAGACTACAAAATAGACCTCTGGTATTCAGTTTAATAGCGGGATAGTAAAACGGTATTACAGAGGACTCATAATCCTCAGTTCTTGGTTCGATTCCAGGTCCCGCAACCATAATTTATCTACCCACATATATTTGCGGTTGAGCTTCTTCTCTACGTTGCCGCTCAGTTTTAGGTATTAAACCATCACCATACTGTGGATATTTTTGTTGTCTATCATAAGCTATCCACATAAACAATCCAGCCATTGTTATCATTATGACGATGATGAGAACACCCCATATTGCTTGTTCATTCATTTGTCTTCTTCTTGCGGCTCTTCTTTTTTCCGCAACTTCTTTTCTTTTCATTTGGGTAACAATTAAGGCTTTTTGTTGTTCACCCATTTTCTCCATCATTTCATTAACTTCAGTCCAAAGAGCACCCAATTCTGGAGGACTTTGATAAATCATTATTTCTTGTAACTCTGTACCCATTTGTTCTAACTGCTTACGCATCAGTACACGTTGAAGAGCACGTTTACCTAAAGAAGCATCACCTGTGTATATTTCAGTTTTGCTTTTTCTTTCCTCTTCTTCAAATATTGCAATACATTTATTAAGATTGTCATAGTATGCACCAAGATGTTCACCAATTTCCTGATACACACCAGTGTGTTGTCCTGATTCCGCTTTTTTGTTTAACTCAATTACTTCATTCTTTTGCTTAATGTATTGATTACGTTGTTCTGTTGTCGCTGGTTTTTCTGGTGGATGTAACTTTTGAAATTGCTCGTCAAGATCCTTGAGAACGTCTTTAACTTCTCCTGCGGCACCTTTAATATCTTTGTATAATTTACAACCAGCTTTAACCGCAGAAACAGCGGCATTGGCCATCGCAAATAGGGTAATTGGATCCATTTAATATAGTCGTGGAGTACATGAAAACGTTGGCAGACATAACACTAACACAGATACATTGCGTATCTAAACGAAGTCATATATAATATACTATTATTTATAAACTCTTGATAAGGATCAAAATGACAAATCTACTCGTAATAAAACTGACAAATAATGAAGAAATCCTTGGTGAGGTGTCAGAAACCGGTACAGGTTACCGAATTCTTAATCCTATTGGTATTGCGGTTGTACGTGACCGAGATGGTAAACCCAATATCGGATTTGCACCTTGGCCAGTATACTCAGATACGGAAAAGAAGGACCGGACGGTTGACATAGACCGTGATTCTGTGTTATACTCCTATGAACCAGCAAAAGACTTTGTAGACAACTACAATAGTATCTTTGGTTCTGGCATCATTATTCCACCACAAAAAACTTTAATTACAGGCTAAATTGAGTTCATTTTATACAAACGTACAAAGTTTCGGTAACAACATATTATACCGAGGCATCTTAGACGGCAAGAAGGTGAAGCAGAGAATTGAATATTCTCCTTCACTCTATTTACCTTCCAAAAAACTAACCAATTTCACCTCACTTGACGGTGACTATCTCGACCAGAAAATCTTTGGTGATATTCGTTCAGCCAAAGACTACATCAAGCAATTTGATGAAGTATCCAATGCACCAAAAATCTATGGCCAAACTAGATTCGAATATGCCTTCATTGCAGACCAACATAAGGGTATGGTTGACTATGATTTCGATAGAATTTCAGTTGCTGTAGTTGACATTGAGGTTGGTTCAGAGAATGGTTTCCCTGATCCATATCTTGCGAATGAACCAATTACTGCCATTGCTATTAAGTATTTGAATGGTCCAATTTATGTGTTTGGTTGTGGTGACTATGTTACACAAGGTAAAGAAATCTATGTTAAGTGTAGAGATGAACATTCTCTATGTAAACAATTCATGGCATTATGGACTAAGAAATGTCCTGATATTCTAACTGGTTGGAATACCAAGTTCTTTGATGAACCTTATTTGATTAATCGTTTTCGTAAAATCATTGGTGAAGATGAAGCCAAGAAACTGTCACCCTGGAATTATATTGGTGAACGTAAGACTGTAATTAATGGCCGTCAGATGATTGCCTATAACATTATGGGTGTTGAATCACTAGACTATATTGAACTATACAAATGGTATGCTCCTGGTGGAAAGTCACAAGAGAGTTATCGTTTGGATGCTATTGCACAAGTAGAACTCGGTGAAGGCAAGATTTCATATGATGAATATGATAACCTTCATGCACTCTATCGTTTGAATTATCAAAAGTTTATTGAGTATAACATCAAAGACGTTGAACTGATTATTAAACTGGAAGATAAGTTAAAGTTAATTGAGTTGGGTGTGACTCTTGCGTATGACACCAAAACAAACTTTGAAGATATTTTTGCACAAACTCGTATGTGGGATTCACTTACTTATGCCTATCTGTTTGAGAAAGGTATCATTGTACCACCAAGAGAAATCAAAGAGAAAGATTCGGCATTTGAAGGTGCCTATGTCAAAGATGTACAGGTCGGTAAACACGATTGGGTTGCATCGTTTGACTTAAATAGTTTGTATCCACATCTGATGATGCAGTATAACATTTCACCTGAGACATTGATTGATCCACAAGATTACACAGATGAAATGCGTGAGGTACTTTCTTCTGGTGTTTCGGTTGAGAAACTATTAATGCGCCAAGTAGATACTTCGGGGCTGGCCAATGTTACACTTACACCTAACGGCCAATTCTTTCGCACTGATATGCAAGGTTTCTTACCTAAGATGATGGAAGAAATGTATACTGACCGTAGCAAATTCAAGAAGATGATGTTGCGAGCAAAGCAGACGTATGAAGATGAAACAGACGAATCGAAAAAATATGAAATTGAAAAACGAATTGCCAAGTATAACAACATACAACTTGCAAAGAAGGTTTCTCTTAATTCTGCTTATGGTGCTCTTGGTAGCCAGTATTTCCGCTTTTATGATTTACGAATGGCTCTTGGCGTTACTACTGCTGGCCAGTTGTCTATTAGGTGGATTGAAAATAAGATAAACGAATACATGAATAAGTTATTGGATACAAGTGACAAAGATTATGTCGTTGCTTCCGATACAGATTCAATCTATCTCCGTATGGGAGAATTGGTCAATAAATTCATCAAAGATACCTCAGACAAACAAAAGGTAATCTCACTCATGGATAAAATCTGTGAAGATAAACTACAACCTTATATTGACAAATCGTATGAGGAGCTGGCTGTTTATGTTCACGCCTATCAACAAAAGATGGAAATGAAACGTGAAGGTCTTTCTGATAAGGGTATCTGGACTGCCAAGAAACGATACATTCTAAACGTATATAATAATGAAGGCGTTCAATATAAAGAACCACAGATGAAGGTGATGGGTTTAGAGATGATTAAGTCCTCTACACCTGCCGCTATCCGTGAAAAGATGAAAGAAGCGATTCAGCTTATGGTGAATGGCACAGAAAATGATATCCATAATTTCATTAGTAAATTTAGAGAAGACTTTAGAAAATTACCACCAGAAGACATCTCTTTTCCACGGGGCTTGAATGGTTTAAATAAATACTCCGATGCTCTAACTTTATATAAATTAGGTACTCCAATTCATGTCAAGGGTGCCATTCTATATAACAATTTTTTAAAACAAAACGGTCTCACCAAGAAGTACCAACTCATCCAAGAAGGTGAAAAGATTAAGTTTACCTACCTGAAGATGCCAAATCCATTTAAAGATACCGTTATTTCTTATCCAACAAGACTACCCACAGAGCTTGGGCTTGACAACTTCATTGATTATGATTTACAATTCGACAAAGCATTTTTGGAACCTATTAAAGTTATCTTGGATTGTATGCAATGGACAACTGAGAAGGTAAGTACATTAGAGGACTTTTTCGCATGACATTTCTAACATTACTTTGTGCCTTAGCACTTTCAGGTATTGCTGCCTACTATTCTATTATTGGATTGGCAGCTATATTTACTGGTGCATTTTGGCCAATCGTTTTTATGGGCAGTGTTCTTGAGGCCAGTAAATTGGTCACTACATCATGGTTATATCGTAATTGGAAGACCTGCCCATTTCTATTAAAAACATATCTCACTACATCTGTTGTAATTCTAATGTTAATTACAAGTATGGGTATTTTTGGTTTTCTTTCTAAAGCACATATTGATTCAACATTAGATTCTGGTGCAAATACAGTTGAGGTGAAAACTCTTAATGCACAAGAGAAGATTACTAAAGAAAGATTGGAATACTTATTATTGCGAGCCAAGGATCCATCAACGGCAAGTAATAGATTAGATAAGCAAATTCAGGACACACAAAAAGAACTGAATGAAATTACCAAGAAAAAATTACCACTATTAAAAGAATCTAACAAATTGATTGCTGAAGTTGGACCAATCAAATATGTGGGTGATATGATTTATGGTGTAGAAGATGATAATGCCATAGATAAAGCAGTTCGTTTGGTAATCATGTTAATAATGGTTGTATTTGACCCATTAGCTGTGTTATTATTGATTGCTGCTAATATGAACATGAAACCGAAGGAAGAAATTATTGATACGGTTGTTGAAGTTAAACAAGAACCCGAAAAAGTAGTTGAAACACCATATGATATTCCTGTCTTTGTAGAAGAACCTAAACAAGATATACCCAAAACGAAAGAAGATACAATAAGAGTGGCTGCTGAAAACATTACAAGAATTGAAGAACCACAACCTATTGTTATTGATAATGTTAATGGTGAAACAATTCCTCCACTTGGTCAATCACCAGGAGTTCAGATAACAACTGAAGAATTTGATGAGACTGAAGGTTCATCTAAGAAACGTGGATTTCCCAACCGTAAAAGTAAGATAGATAGTATGTATGTAGATGATGCTGAATTGGCATTTCGTAAAAAGGAAAATAAATGAGTATACTTGAAAAAATTAAAAAGAATAGTTCAATCAAAGATTCGGCTATTCTGGCGAAATCAAAATTCTTTAACAACAAAGATATGATTCAAACGGCTGTGCCAATTATTAATGTGGCACTTTCTGGTAAGTTAGATGGTGGTCTAACTCCAGGTCTTACAATGTGGGCTGGTCCATCCAAGCATTTTAAGACAGCATTTTCGTTATTGATGGCCAAATCTTATATG